GAATCCAGCCCGGTCACCGCCTCGGTGACGTCAGATCCAGACAGCGCAGCCAGCTTGTTGGCCGTTGTCACGAGCTCGAGCGCCTGGGCGTAGTCCTCGGTACGCCGAGCGGCCACGTCGAAAGCTGCGGCCAGCTCGGTGCGTTGGGTGCCCGTCGTGGTCGCTAGGTTGTCGATCGCATCCCGGATCTCGTCGACTTTCCCGACAAACGCATCGCCGGCAAGCGTGATGCGAATGATCGACTCCTCAAATTGCGCCGGATCAATAACGAGCTTCTGGATACCGCCAACAGCGGCGACTAGCGCGGCAAGTTGCCCCCTGGTCGATCTCGCGGCCCGGGTAATCCCTTGGAATGCTCGATCGCCAGCGGTGCGAATGCGGCGCAGACTCCGCTCGACCTGCGTGAACGCAGTGCGCGTCTCGTTCCGCGCTGTGAGTCGGGTCTCAAGCGTTCTGCGTTGCGTCTGCGCCATGCTGGCCTCCTGCTATTGTCTCGCGTCAGTCTGCGCCTCGGCCACGGTCGCCGTCACAATGTCGCGCACGTCCATGAACCAGGCCGACTGATCCAGAGCACCGCCTCGAGCTGGCAGTGGGCCGTCGTCTCGACTCCACAACGCCAGCCGCACGGCTTTCTCGATCTGCTCGTCACGCTCTGCTTTTGGACAGCGGTACATTGGCACCCAGCGTCTGTCGTCGCACAGAGCGCAGCCATAGGTGTCGTTGTCGCACCCATAGCACGGAAGCCGGTACTGCTCGTGCGGGGTCGGTTCATCGCAGCCCCACCGCTCCCGGTAACGCTCGCCATTCAGACCTCGACACTTGCCGCACTGCTGCTCGACGAGCCCGAGCGCGATCCGCGTGGCGACGACGACTTTCCCGCCTCTTCGACCCCCACCGTCGACAGCGCCATGATCTCTTCGTAAGCGCCGATCGCGATGTCGTCGGGCAAATGATCGAGGAGCTCGGTGGCAAACGGCACCGCATCGCCGGCCGAGTTGTTGACGTTGGTCCAGCCCACCACGTTCTGCTCGAGCACTTGCCAGATGCTGTCTGACAGCGCTGACTGATCGCCCGACGACAGGGTGGGATACAGCGCAAGCCGCTGCCTGACGGTCAGCGGCTTGAGGTGCAGCACGACCGGCTGCTTTTTGCGTTTCTGCGACGGTGGCGTCCAGTGATGCACGCCCCCCGGGTCAATCTGTAGCATGTTTCTCCTTTGCCTGACGCGCAGCCCGACCTCTCTGCGCACCTGCTGCGTCCAAGCCGCAGCTCCCTGGAAGGAAGGTTTAGATGCAGGCAATCACGATGTCGTCGTCCGCGCCCGTCTCGCTCAGACGCAGGTCAATGTTGTCGGTAAGAATGGCGTTCCGATCGCCAGCGCTCACGTTGCCATATTGCAGCTTCGGCATATGGCACAGGAACTTGTTGCCGCTCGTCGAGCCGACAATGAACGACGCATCGTACTGCGTGCCGGCGTACAGCTTGTTGTAGAAGTCCTGCGCGTTGCCAGCGCCGACGAGCATGGCCTCGGGGTCGAGGGTGCCACGAGGCGAGCGTGCGGTGATCTTCGTGCTAATGACGCCGGTGCTGTCGTTCGCATCTCGGCGCGGTGCCAGGTCGTTGGACATGTCCATTTCGAGCGTCTCGAAGACGGGGCTAAACGTGTCCAGCGCAAGTCCGACACCAAGGAACTGCGGGGGGATCGAGCTGGGGAACGAGATTCCACTCAACAGTGCCACGTCAGTGGTGGATTGAATGGCGCCGGTGAACTCGAACTCGAGCCCAACAACATCACCCACCGCACCGCGCATGACGACGTTACCACGGCAACCACGCAGCAGGTGACGCCGGCCGTCCTGATAGACACCGATCGTCAGGCTTGAGCCGCCCGTGCTGTCCGGGCGATACGCCACCGCATTGTCTGCCGACTCTGACGTATAAGTGGCAGTAACACCGCTGACCGAGCCCGTGAGCGTGTCTCCATTAGTGAAAGAACCGATCACGAGGGATGTGTAGAGGGTTGTCGCGCTTTCGACGTTACCGACGACGACGAAAGCTGTACCCCCTGAACCGTTTGAGAGTTGCTCGCCCGGCAGAAACGTGCCACTGGCACTGCTAATCGTCAGGACGGTGCTCGCCGTGGTTTCCTGAAACCCGCACCCTTTCATCAGGGTGGCAAACGGTGGGGTGTTGTCTGACCCGTCGCCGCTGCCCACGAGCTCGGTGCGGAACCGAACGCTGCCCAGGCGCACGCCGGCGATCGACGGCAGGTTGCCGATCGTCGAGCGGTTCGGGTTGCGCTCGATCTGCTGAATGTCCGGGGTGAACTGCACGTCAAAGGTGTTGAACGCAGCGTCGGCAGCGGCCAGCGACTCAGCCGTGCCCTCAGTGCCCTCCACCTTGGCGGCAATCTGCTGCTTTCTCGAGAGAAGCGGCATCGTGAACTCCTATCTGACTTCCTCGATGGTGAAGGTCATCGCGACCGAGGTCGCCGTCACCAATCGCCACTCAAACGTATCCTCGACGAAGCGCACGACCGTCGCGGCCTCGTTTGGCGGGGTGTACTCCATAGACAGCACGCCGTTGTAGGTCTGATCCCACAGCGCCCTCACAGCGTCTTTCTCGGCCACGCTGGCGATCTCCCAGCCCATGACCCATTGTCTTAGCTGACCGCCCCAAGGCTCCCAGACCGATCGTCTGTGGATCATGCCTGACTCGGCCGGCGGCCGAATGGTTCGGTAAATCTGTCGTTCTTGGAGAGTCTCCGGGCGCACGTTCAGGATCATCAGGCCCCCGTTTCCGGGGCACCTCGAGCGTGCCGGTACTCTGCCATGACTTTCACGTTCACGCCGACGTAGGGCAGCCCGTCAATCAGGCCGAACGGACGCACCGTCTCGACGTAACAGTGCGTGGCGTAGCCGCCCATCGTCGAGTCGCTGCCGATCGCCTTCTCGACGTCTTGCGCGAGCGAGTCGAGATAAGCTCCTGTCGATTCGCCCAGGTCGCCGGCGTCTACGGCAAACACCTCGACGGCGATCTCAGCCGTGCCCGTAATGATGTGCTCGCTGCGATTGTCTTTGACGTCTTGGATGAGCGAGACAACGACCGTCGGCGGATTGTTGAGCGCCGTGCCTTCACGCTGAAACCGCGACACGCCGCCCGGGTAGTCGTTCTCATACCCTGCGGCTTGCGACATCGCCCCGAGCACGTTGGCGACCTGCTGCACAAGTAGCTCACGCCTCGAATCAGCCACGGGACGCCCTCGCCTTCGCCAGCTCGCGGATCTCTTTGTCGAGCTCCTGCATCATGCGCCGGCTAATCTGCTGATCGTAATCGTCCCACGTGCGGAAGAAGCGCAGCCGGTTGCCCACGTTGACGACCTCGGTCGTCAGGTAGAAGATCGGGAACGCACGCCCTGGACGGCGTTGCGGCTCGTCGGCAGCCGGGCGACCGCGCCCGCGTCTCGCCTTGGGCTGCGCAAAGACAGTCACGCCTCCGCCGGGCTTCTTGACGAACTTGAACTCGTACTGGTTTCGCTTCGTCCGGTAGACCTTCCCCAGATAACGCCACGACGGCTTTACGCCGCCTCTAGCGCTCGCGTTGGGTGCCCCGGGTACCGCGATGGGGATCGCCAGCTTGCGGTTCTCTGTGGCTCGCACACGGGAAGGAAGCTCGAGGCCGGCGGCCGCCTTCGATTCGGTGAACAGCTCCCCGACGATCGTATCGAGGTCGCCGCGCACCTGCTGCTCGGTCGCCGGCGTCATCGTCCAGCGGAAGCCCTTGCCGATCGTGCGAGCTCGACGGCCCGGGCCTTGGTTTGCGGGTTGGTTGCCACGGCCGCGAATGTCGGCCGGCACTTGCTGAAGGAAGTCGCGGCGGAATGCCGCAATTGATCGGCGCACGCCCCGGTACATGCCCTCGGCAAACCGGTCAGGCGCATCGCGCCACAGTCTGCGGTAGGTCTCGTATCCGTCGATTCCAAAGCCGGCGGTGAAGTCGTCTCGTGCCATGATTCACCTATGCCGTGCAGTAGAGTCGAAACACTCCGGGGTCTGATTGCACCACGGAATTGACCAGGCAGCGCGATGCCACTTCGCCTTCAACGAGCACGATGTCGATCAGGTCTTTGTTTTCGTTCACCGACGTCACGCCCAGCGTGGCGTCATTGGCAATCTCCACAATGACCGTGGTCCCTGCCGTGTATTCCGCGTACTCGAGCGGCGCGATCATTTCGCGCTCGGTCACAACGCGGATCGACTTGCCGCTGCCCAGATTGCCGTTCGGGTAGTACGTCGCGGCCTCAGTCATCGATGTCTGCGAAAAGATGAACTGGGTGCCATTAGTGACGAACTCGTTAGGCATCACGGCTCCAGCAGGTAAAGCGCGGGGGCACCGGACCCGCCATCACGGTGCCCCCGCTGAAAGAGGTAGAGTTAGGTGAAGGTGTGCTGGACAGCGTTCTGCCAGCGGCCCGGCGCGACGGCACGGTCAATCGACACACCGTACTGGTGCGCATTGAAGTCGTGCTCGTAGTCGGACCCCTCCGCCTTCGCAGTAATCAGCGGGAGCGACTCCTGCTGACGAATCACCGCCGGCACCATGCCGTCAGTGCGGAAGACGTAGAACACATCGTCGCTGGTGAAACGGGCGGTGGCCGCGTAGCGGAACCCGAAGTTGCCCATGACCGCCATCGTGTTGGTGACCGCGCCACCAGACTCGACGATCACCGAGCTGCCGACAGCCGCAGCGGTCGCCGACAGCATGTTGGTCGGGACGAGCACCATGAACTGGCTCGCGTCCTCGTTGACCGGCTCGCCGGCGCTGTCCTTGAAGCCCACGATTTTGGACACGGCGCCCAGAATAGCGTCCTTCATGTCAGCCGCAGTCGGGTCGTTGGCCGTGGTGATGTTGCTGGTGCCCAGGTTGGTCTGGGTACCGCTGTCGAGCTCGCTGTGGCTGGCCGAGAAAAACGACTGCCCGTCATAGGCGGTCGGGTTCGACTCGAGCATCGCGCAGACCAGCTTGCTCCAGTGAGTCTGGGCGCGGCGGGCCAGGTCGCCCACTTTGATCTCGAGCTGACCGGTCTTGTCACGGCGCATTTCGCGCTTTTTGACTTCGATCGTCGCCTCGTAGGGGGTGTTGATGACGGTGATCCCGTAGTCGACGAAATCGTTGACCTGACGCTGGCCCTTCCACTCACGCAGCGCGGGAGTTTCCGAAAGCCACTTGTAAGTCTCGCTGTCCTGATCGCTCTGGAACAGCGTAGAAACCATCTCGACCCACGGGTCGGGAGTCGCAGAGACCATGCTCTGCTGGAGAAGCGCCCGGACGGCGCGGCTGGACAGGAATTCAGCACCCATTACAGGTCTCCTATTCTAGCGCCTAGACGCTGGTGAGGCCGGTGGCCTCAAAGTAGACGATAGCCACGCCAGCCGAGACGGCACGCACGAGCTTGCCGATCGACTTGTTCGACGTCGAAGTAGTGGTGAAGTCGTTGCCGCTGCTGGCGTAGATCGTGGTTCCGGGCGCGGTCGTCGTGGTGACGCCCGTGACCGCGAGCTCGACCATGCCGCGCTGACGCACGGTCACGTCGACCGCGCCGGCGATCCCGGCAGAGTTGTCCGCCTGCCGCTCGGCAAAGCCGATGAACACGGCGTCAGTGCCCGCGAGGATCTTGGCGTTGCCGCTGGCGTGACCCATCGCCGACCCTTGGTACGCTTTGACGGAGGCAGTCATCGGGAACTGCTCGAACATCGGCTCAACGCCGCCCTGGTACTTGCGGACGGTATCCGCGGTCAGGTTCGCCATTAGGCGCTCCCCTCAATGCTGCCCTCGACCTGGCACCACGAGAGGTACAGGTCGACGTTGTTCATGAACTCCTCTTGCAGCTCCGGGCTCGCGGCAAACTTTGCACGCGCCTTGCCTTCGTCGCTGCCGTCGTGATCGCTCGACTCGTCACTAAACTCGACCGACTCCGGCGCTTCCTCGGCGAGCTGCTCGAGCTTGCCCGCTTTGAAAGTCTTGGCGTCGTCGATCAGCGCCTCCAGCCCCTCGGTCAGCTCAACGCCTTTCTCGATCAGGTCAGACAGCAGCGCCGACTGGTGCGGCTCGCTGGCCTTCATAAGACGGGCGATACGCTGGCGCTCGGTGGCCACCGCGTCGGTGATCTGGTCGGAGAGCATCGCGGTGTCGGCGGTCGGATCGACCGACGCAGGCTCCACAGCCGCTCCCCCAGTGTCCTCGCCGAGACTCAGCTCGGCCTGCTCGACCTCGCTGATGTTGCGAGCGATCTCGCAAGTCTCAACGTCACTCGAAGCATCCGTGAGCTTTGCCACGATACGCTCCTTCCCTTCGCGGAACATTTCCGCGTCAGTATTCTCGTCGGCACCCAGCGAGGTAACCGTGACCTCGCGCAGCACCGACTTACGGAAGATGTGACCTGGACCGTCCAGGGTGAATCCGTTCACAGTTGCTGACTTGCCCGCCGGCACGCGCTCGACGGACAGCGGGGGGACGTAGACGCTGGCTTGCCACGGGAAGCCCTGCGCGGCTAGGTTGCTGACCTTACGCGCCGCAGCGAAGTCGTCGCCCTCGCCTGACAGAATCGTCCCCTCGGCGACGATACCGTCCTCAGTTTTCTCGATCGTGTGCGTGTAGCCGACGATCGCGCTGGCGTCGTGGTCCAGCAGGATCGGCTTGGCTTGCCGGCCCACCTCGAGCCCGTCGAGGTCGATCGCGAAGTTGCCCCAGTACCAATGGCCCTCAATCGGCTGGCCGCTGTTGGCAAACACGCGCAGGTTTCCGCCGGCTTCTTCATTGTCCGTCGTGTACTCAAAACGCACCGTGTCGGCCTCAGCGAATCGCGCTGCGCCGGCGGGCATGTCGAGCGTGTCGCGCTCGTCGCGATCAGGCATTCTGCTCCTCCTCGCTGTTGTTGGGCTCGACCCCGTTGGGGAACAAGCCGAGCTCAAGACGGCGCTGCTTTTCGCGGGCCTGCTGCTCGAGCACCTCTTCCCAGTCGCGCCCCTGGGCAGCGGCTTCGTCTGACAGCGTGCTGACGCCGACCTCGATTGCCGATTGAGACGCGCTGATCTCTTTGACTGGATCGACCCAGCCGTAACCAGGCGGCACCCAGCGGGCCTTGCACCACGGCCCGAGGTCTGCGTCGGCCCCGGGCAGACTGCCCAGATACCCGCGCAGATAGCCCTCCTCGAAAACGAGATTCCACATCGGCGTGAGCACCGAGCGCATGAGCGCGTGCTGCGTTTGCTGGAACACCCTGCGGGCCTCGATCATGGCTGCCCGTGCGGAGCTGTAGTTGGTCTGGCTGAAATCCTTCGCGAACAGCTCGAGCGGCAGCCCGAGAGCCGCGCCGACCTGACGCATGTTGTGATTCATGAAGCTGCTAAAATCTTGGCCGAGCCCGCCGAGATTGGGGAACCGGATGTCCTCCCCGGGCAGTAGCTGCTCGATCGAGCCAGGCTCGAGGTCGAGCGCCCGCTGCTCGCTGCTGCCAGTAGCGTCGAGCGGGACGCCCATGTCGTGCTCCGGCTTCACAATGAACGCAGCGAAGCAGGCAGCGACACGCTCGCGCACGAGCGCGGCCTCTTGGAATCGGGCGAGGTGATCGAGGGTGCCCATGACTGGCGCGAGCCACGGCAGTCCTCGTGTCTGCCCTGGCCGGTCCTGCCGGTACAGGTGAATCACGTTCACGCGGCCGGCGCTATCTCGAGCACTGATCCTGCGCCACTCGTTGCTGCGCGTTGTGTCGTAGATCCCATCGCCAGGGTGGCCCAGACGCACATGGTACGCGACCGGAATACCCTTGCTGGTTAGCTCGACCCCGCTGCGGATCTGGTTCTTGCCGTTCGAGGTATCGAGCCGATCCACGTTGTTGGGCGAGCTGATCCGGTCAGGATCAATCACGTCAAAGCAGGTCCAGAAAGCCCGGCTGGGGTCGTTGCGCTTCATGTTGCGGATCAGGAAGACCTCACCGCACTCGATCCATTGGCGCGTCACCAACCGCATCAGGCTGTGCAGGTCGTGCCGGCCAGTGAACTCACACTCGTTGGACCAGACCTGCCATCGCTCTTCTGCTGCGGTGCGGCACGCGATGACCTGCTCGTCGCTGACGTTCAGCATTCGGCGATCCGGCGCTGACTGCGCCCGAATGCCAGTGCCGACGGTGTTGTCTACCAGCGTCTGCACGATCGAGGCGGCCATGCTGTCGTTGGAAACGAGCTCCCTCGAGCGGCCACGCACCCCCGGCAGGTCGGGGAGGATCTCAGCGTCGGCCGATCCCTGCACGCTGTACCAGTCGGCGCGGGTTCGATCGTGCGCTGACCTGGCGTAGTGGTTGAATTTCGTCGACTGCGCAGCCGCTCGGTACTGCTGGCGCTTGAGCGCAGTGGCCGGCGAGATGATCCCGATCACGCCGTCAGCCCAGCGCGTCAGTCTGTTGGCTTTGTCCTGCACGGCTCGGCGCTTCGCCATCACGGCCTCCTGAATCGCGCCAGCAAAGTACCCGTGCTATTGCTGCGGGCTTCGCGAGCGGCCACCTTCTCGTAGAGGGCGCGCAGGCGCATCAGCGCGTCGAGAGTCTCGTAACGCACGGTGCGCCCGTTGATGGTGAACTCTGTGACGAGCTCGCCAGTGGTCAAGCGCGTTTCGATGGCGGTGTCGATCGCTGCTAGCGTTTCTGCTGCTGTAGCCATGTCGGTCTTTTATCACCTATTGCCCTTCCATAACAATCGGCGCATTCCCCCGGGGCAGAAAAGGACACGGGCGCTGCGCTCGATCGACTTGAATGGCAGGTTGCAGTTTTCGTCACCGCAACGGTGATATCGCATTCCTGACTCCATGCGCTTCACCGTGCGGGCCGGGCTGTTACAGGCGGGACACTTCACGACGCTAAACTCGACGACGATCCAGCCGTCCCCTTCTTCCTTGTGCGATTTCTGCGCTGGCTTCGCGGGTCGTTTGCGCCTTCGATCGCCGAAGACCCACGAGTCGCCACTCACTTGACCCAGCCGCTCGGCCCGCGCCGATTCGGTGCTTTATTGACCCAGCTCCCTCCGTGCGTGCTTTTGCGCTTTGATTGCTTTGAGTCAAAGCTGCGATCCCGCGCGAGCTCCGTGTTGATCCGCGCCGTGTTTGGCGTCGGTGCCGGCGCAGGCTCGGTCACCTCGTCCTCGATTGCACCGTACAAATGCACGCCGAGCATATCGGCAGCCGCCAGCGCGTAGACCTCGCAGTCCAGCCAGTGGTTGGCACCGTGGCCGGGACGAACCGTCCAGGCGCTGTGGGTGCGCCCGGTCTTGCGGTCAATTCGCACTACCTTGTGCTCGCTCGTGACCTCCCGCAGGTATTCCTCAGCGGGGTCGGCGTGGAGCTGCCATGCGCCCGACTCCTCGAGCGGGGTCCGCATGAGCCGCACGAGCTTGTCCTTGAAATGCGACGTGTCGAGGTGCCACAGCTTCACACCCGTGCGTGCGGTCTGGCCTTGGTAGTTACGCTCGACCCTCGTCATGCGGATCGGGACACCACCGGCAATCTTCTGCTGGCCTTTGATCGGACGCAGGAGGTCGGGGAACCGCCGGCAAACCCCGTACACCTCGTCTGTGCGGTGGCCGCTGTCAATACAGGTCAGGCGCACGCGCAGGCTAGTGTCCGAGCTCCCAACGACCGGGAACGCCGATCTGGTTAGGATTGCCAGTAGCTGCTCCCACGACTCGACCCTATCGGCCTCGACGAGCCACGAGGTCTCGCCCGGCCCCCATGCCCTGATCGTGTAGTAGATATGATTCTGCTGCACGTCGACCCCGCCCGTGAGTACGACGGCTTCCTCGGGCACGGTCCCTCGGTGGTGGTGGCACGCTCGAGCTGCAACATGCGCCGGCGAGAGGGTCTCCCCGCGCTCCTCCCATTTTTCGCCCAGCCACGAGTTGACGAAGTTTAGCAGCCTGGGCGTGTCGTCTTTCGCCTCGAGGAACTTGGCCGCAATCTCAGACATTGTGAGCCACGGCGACAGCAGCGCAGACAGGTGGAATCCGGCGTTGTTCACGTCCCTCGGCGATCCGAGCACGTCGCCGGATTCGTCGATCCGGCAGCCGTCTGGGCACCAGACTCCGCGTCCCAGCATTCGGCGACGGTCGTCCTCGTTGAGCTCGCGCTCGCAGTGCTCGCAGACGTAGACGCAGAGCTGATCGCTGCGGATCGTGTTGGGGTCGCGCACGTCTTCCGGCCAGCGGATCGAGGGGAACTTCATGGTCTGGAAACCGTCGCATTTCGCGCACGGTAGATAGTAGAGCGCCTGCGTGCTCGTCTCCCATGCCCGGGAGATATAACCGTCTGCCGTCGTCGGGGTGCTCGCCAGCACGCGCTTGCGGTTCCAGAACGTGCGCTGGCGCTCTTCTGCCAGGCTGATCGGGTCGGCTTCTTTGCCGCTGAACGCCGGGTACTTGTCCACCTCGTCGAGAAACAGATACCGCGCCGGAGTCGAGGCAAGCGCGGCCGGAGAGTTTGCCCAGGCGAATGAGACAAGCGACTGACCGAGCCTGTACTCGATCGTTTTGCGGTCAGACTTCGCCTCGCTGATATATCGCGCCAGCCTTGGCGAGCTCTCTAGCAT